TGATCAGTGTCATCTTCATGATCAGTGTCATCTTCATGATCAGTGTCATCTTCATGATCAGTGTCATCTTCATGATCAGTGTCATCTTCATGATCTTTAAGATCACCACCAAAATTTTCCGAAATCCAATCAATAACAGTTTCAGCCATATTAAAATCAAGAATTTCTTGAGCTTTTTCAAAACCAGGAGAACCGTTTATCTCAAAAACAATAGGTTCATCATCAACTAAAATATAATCAATTGCTGAAAAATTGGTTTTAACTAACCCAGCACATTTCAAACTTATTTCTTTTTCCTTATCTGACGGTTCTCTTGCTTTCAGCTCTGCACCCTGGTGCGCGTTGGACCGGAAATCTTCTCCAGTAATTGTCCTAACAATAACCACTACCACCTTATCACCCAACACATATGATCTCATGGACTCTTTATGTTCAATATATTCTTGAATCATGAATTCGGTCTGAGATTTCAATAGTTGTTGGACCATTGATTTAAGAGATGACATGCTATCAGATTTGATAACTCCAATTCCATGAGTACCAAACATAGTTTTGATAACTACGGGAAATTTATCTCCAATCGCTTTAACCGCATACTCAAGTTGTTCAATATCAGTTAAGACTACTGTTTTAGGTGTCTTGACGTCATTATTCGCCAATAAAATCTGAGTGAGAACTTTGTTTGAACAGGTTCTCATTGAATTTCCTGAATTAAGGAGTTTGATACCCATCTTTTCTAGGTTGTTCATAATCGCGATTTTGTATTCTAGATTGTCTTCCGACAAACGCGGAATACAGAAATCGGCCTCTTCTAATTTCGTTCCATCATGAGAAATGTAGATGTCATTGTTATGACACAGTGAAATATAACAATTTGTTGGATTGATAATATTCACTTCAAAATCTTTTTTCTTAGCTTCTTTTTCAAAAGATTCCGTAACAAAATTTTCCGGTTCAGTTGTTAAAAGGATAAGTTTCTTTCCCATGACTACTTTAGACCCTTAAATATAGTTTTTGTGGTGAGGAACGCCAGCGATTTCACGAGCACGTTTTAGATCTGAAGTTCTATTAAAAACATGCTTGTTAGCAGGTTTCTCATCAGAGACAGTTTTATTTTCTACCATCGTGGCTGGGGTGTGAGCATCAATCATAATACCTTGTGAAAGCAATGATTGCTTAGAGACAACGATTTTCTTCTTCACAGAATAACTGCGTGATGATCCACTGCCATTTGAATATGTTGAAACTACGAAATTCAGAGTAAATTCAACAAGATCAGAACTATCAACACCGTTAGAATCGTTGTATGATTGTTCAGTATCTTTAAGATAAACTGAAATATTTGGACCTGCTACTGGTTGGGCTACTGCTACGTTCGTAGGGCTTGGAACCGCCGTGTATTCTTCTGGCTCTCCATAACTTCCATCAAATTCATCAACAGGGACGTAATCATAACCCCCATCACAGCCATCACATTGTTCTTCTATTTTTTTAGTCATTCTATTTCTCCTAAATCGCTTCAATAAATAATTTTGTCTTAGTTTGTTCAAAAAACGTTTCAACCCGTTCGTTAAGGTGGTCGTAATAATCAGGTAGATTTACCTTGAATTCAATTGGAAACCCACCATCAACCGACATTAGAATAACACCTTGACAAATGCGGGTGTTAAACATTTCATTGTGCATTATTGAATACGCGGTCAATTGAAGTTTGTAATCTTCAATCTCATGGTCTTTCTTCAACCGACGGGACGTCTTAAAATCGATGATACTTGGAACATGTTTATAAACCCCTGCACAATCTACTCTCCCCGCCACGTATAGTTCCGCGGAATAGAGTGAAGTTTCTAAACACCAAACTTCGTTTATATTGTTCAGTTTCATCTTAATCCCGTTAAGCGCCGCGAGATTATGTTCTTCGATAACATAGCCTTTAAACGGAGCTAATAAATCTTGATGCTTTAGGTATCGCTCAATTAAAGAGTGAAAGACCGTTCCATTATCAGCCGCAGTTTTTGAAACCTCATCCGCCTTCTCATGACCAAGAGATTCTCTCCAATTTAATAATGATTGGACTTTATCTGCCGGACAGGTATCTCCAAGCACAGTGGTAATCGATGGCAAATACCCTGCCGGAGTATCGTACCAACGTTGTCCACAAATGTCGTGAGTTTTAAGGTTTGGATAATTAAATTTCAACGTCTTCCTTTAAGTGCTTTATTTAATCTTTTTAGACGGAAGTGAATCGCTTTACGGTTTGCTATCTTTGTTTTATTCGCACGTGCTGCTGATTTCTTTTTAGCTGCTATTGAATGTTTGATTCGCGTGCTAGCCTTTTGGCGCGGCGCAAAACAAGTAGCAAGGCTAGAAACTGCTTTACCCTTTCGAAAGCCGGCGGGGCATTTAAAGACCTTTTTGATCTTATTGCCCCGCTTAACAAAGATTCTATTTGCTAGTTCTAATAGCAATTCCATTATATTACTCCGAACCTAAAGAATCCAAAAGATTATCAATATCTTTTGAACTCATTTTAACTCCATCAGGGAATTTCTCAAGACCAGCGATAACATAAGAACGGCCACGATCGCGTGGTGAGAACACTATGCGTTCACCTTCAACGTTTTTGACTGTGGCTGGTTTTCCATCACCAATTGCTTTAGCAATTCTCTCAGCTACGATATCTTCAAACTGAAGTTTAACACCATGAGCTCTCATAGTAAGACCAGTCGAACCAAGTGAAGCAAAGTTCCATTTACCAACATTCGCGGCAGGGTCTTCTTCTTTTTTAGTATCAGATTTTTTACCTTTGGCTAAAATTTTATCAACATCTGTTTCTTCTTCATCATTTTTTACTTTGGTTGTAACCATTTCCGCAAGTCTTGCCTGTTCAGCACGTTCTGCTAAAATTCGCATTGTCATGTCTTTAAGTGATTCTTGCTTAACAGTATCAGCAGCGCTGATCGCGGTAAGAAGCTTATTCATTCTTCCGATCAAGCTACTCCAGTTTAATGTTTGCTTGCGTACTCTCAAAGCTTGAACAAGAGCTGGAGCTTTGTAATCAAGGTTTTCAGGAGGAAGACCAAGTGCAATCGCTATATTTTTTACTGCGGCATCATAATCTTCAGATTTTGCTTCAGTAATTGGTTCCTGTTCTGCTTTGCTACGATCAGCTTTTTCAACCCAAGTCATAAACTGTTCAATTTTTGGAAGAAGTGATGCATAGCTTAATTGCATTTTCCGTGTTTTAAAACTTCTAGTTGTGTTTACGTTCTTGTATCCAAGATTTACTTGAGGAATACCGAGGGTACTTAACATGTTTCTAACAGTATCAATCCAAGGATCAGCAACAGCTTCTTCTAATGAATGCTTGGATAGAATGTCTTTTGATGAAGAATTGCGAGTAGCCACGTCAGTTTGGTCGTCAGCACGAACTCCTAAAGCTTCTGCAATCAAATTAAGATAGATACGAATACGCTGGGTACGACGAACTTTAAATGAAAGCTCTCTAATAGCGTTTCTTACTTTTGATGAATTAATGTCGGTAAGCATTTGTTCAGGAATACCAAGACCAAGTAACGTATCAAAAATCAGACGTGGTACACCGTGTGGAAGAGTGTCTCTAAATTTAGCGGCTTTCATAAGCTTTGGATCATCCCAATCTGGGCTTAATGTTTCTTTTTCTTTTTCACTAGCAGCAGCTTCTTTAACAATTTTCTTTTCGTCTTCTTTAGCTTGAGAAGCGTCAAGTTCCTTAATAAGCTTATTTACCCAGAGTTTAAGTGTTTGTTGTTTTGCATATTCTCTACCAGCCTTAACAACATTACGTCTAAATTCGCCAATTGCTTTCTTAGAACCCAAAACTTCTTTTGGAAGTCCAAACAGAGAGATAAGATAAAGAATAGCTTCTTGGCCTTCAGAAGTCATAGTTTCAGCAAATCCAGCAATTTCTGGTGGCCAATTTCTAGCATTCTTTTCAGCTTTGGCAGCTTCTGTAATTGAAGTTGTGCTACTGCTTAGCACACGTTGTTTAAATTTTTCGCCAAGTGTGGTCATTTCATTCTCCATTTGTTCTTTAGCTACTACAGGTTTATCAAAATTTAGTTCGGCTTCGGCTTCGGCTGATTCTTCACCAGTAGAATTCTGTGTTTCAACATCCTCTTCATCTTCAACATCCTCTTCATCTTCATCTTCACTATTATCAGGCCATTCAACATCAACAATATCATATTCTTGGGCTAGGTCAGCTATAACATCTTCAATATCATCTTCTGTTCCTAACCGTTCAGCCATAGCTTGTTCAAAGGCATCAGCATCAGGACAAGCTACATAAACCTTAACAACCTCATTATCATCGGTTTCGAGACCAAAAACAACGGTATCAACTTCATTATTAATGTCATCAGCTTTATCAAGATAATCATTAACGTCTGTGTTGGTAAGTTCATCACCCTTATTGATCATATCCTTAATCAAAGAAAATCCCATTTGGGAAATTTCTTTGTTCGCTTTTTTTCCGTCTTTTGATAGGTCAGTAGATCTTTCATCATCCTTTTCCATTAATGGATCTGATGAAAAGCTCTGAAGTAGTTTACCCATTCTTTGTTTCTCCTCCGGTAGTTTCTTTTTTATTTCTTTCAAATTCTTTTGGTGGTGTGTATCCACGTTTGCGCCTTATGATTACTTTGTTTCCAAATAATCTTTTTTGGTTTGTTGCGATATCTCCTGATCCAGTAATTGCTGACATCATTGGAAATCCCGCCGTAGTTGAGATATTACTTCCTGACGTATTTCCTTCGATACCTGAACTAGTCGAAGGAGTTATAGCAACTGCTTCACCATCTTCTTTTAATTTTTTGAATTTGGAAATTGCATCGGCGGTAATATTTCCAGGATTTATAGCGGTCTCCTTATTTGCATTCAATAACAATTTATTTGCAATTTCTCTCATTCGGCTGATTAAAGGTGAATTTGGAACATATTGTGTAAGTTGATAAAATGTTTTAGAGATAACTGTTTCTTTTTCCCCAAGCGACAAATCTAACCAATGAACTAAACCTGCCGCGATGATATTTACGGTTGGTGTTCTTGATTCTAATCTCAATGTTACTACTCGAATATTTTCTAATTGATCTTCCCAGTCGAGAACAAAATTCTTTTGTACGCTAAGCTTATTATGAATGTTCTTAATGCGTGAAGACATAAACCGGTGACCAGTTTTCCACAACTGTTTTGCGACTTGAGGATCTAGATAAGGTTTCACATCTCGAGTATCAGGATTAAACAATACCATTCCCCAAAAATTAAGTGGGCTCATATCCTCTCCGTATTTTCTAAGCGGGGCATGAGTTGGGTCATTTATCATTCGTAGCGCTGGTTTATCCATGTTTCTTATTAAGACCAGTGTGGCAAGAAACGTAGCTTGATAAGCCATACAAATGTCATCATGATCCATTTTAGCCAACATCGCTAATTCCCCGGGAATTGGCTTGGCTGGTGTTGGTGGTTTAACCTCGCGGTGAATCTCTTTGAATCTTGTAGATTCATTTATGATTGATTCGTTCAAATCAGCATCTTCGTCAAACAACGATTTGAGCGAACGGCTATAGAGAACCAAAATGAGAGCGGTAAAGTTTGGAGCCTTATCTACTCCTGCAATAAGCTCAACCAAACCTTTCTTTACCTCAGCAAATGCAGTTAGAGTTCTACGCTTGATTTCAGGGCTGTAGCCAACTTTCTTACCATTCTTTAGGTTGACTTCATATGTTGCAACTTCTTTCTTGAAGGTCCTAAGCATGTCTGCAACTTCACCTCCAGCCGCAGCTAAGATTGCACGAATCTTAGTTTTGATTGAGTGAAAGTTAAGCTCTCCCATATTGTCAGCAACCTTTTGAGCGGTCTCATATTCATTGCGTCCCTTGAACTTATCAAGATATCGCTTAGCGGTGGCTGATTTAGCAAGCTCTCTTAATCCGAGCAGGTTTGCTATTCTAATCTTTGCTTCACCAACTGCTCCGCCACGCAAATCTCGGGCGGTAGTTGGGTCATCAGTCTTAACAATACCATCGACATTAGCCCGTACACCCCAGTTAAAAGTGTTGATCGTGGTGAATACATCCTTATCTACAATCTTAAACTGTTCCCCAGTGTCTGGGTCTCGGGCAACTACTCCTTCTACTCCTGTATCTTCTGAATGGTCAAGGTCAGTACCCTGAAGCTTAGGCTTTAGCTTACGAACGAAATCATTAAGCAATTTTTCTTTGATAGGCAGCTTAAACTTGTTGAGAACGACATCAGATACCTGAGTTCTAAGTTCTTTCATCTTTTCCCGTTTTGGGACGGGAACCTTGGTCAATGAGATTCCTAAGACCTCAGCATTGGTAATATCCATGCCAAGTTCAGATGCACCTGAATTTTTAGAATGCAGGTAACGCTTTAAGTTAGCCAACTCTTTCTTAAAATCCACATCTTTAAGTTCTTTTGCATCAAGTGTATGGGTTTTTACAATTTTCCAAGTAACTTGAGTTTTTTCTGCGATTAGCTTATCACCATCATTTGATGTGAGAATCTCAGCACTTACCGTGATGTCATCATCCAGTAGAGAATCAGTTAGGTTCTGAATATCCTTTTCTGAACACTTAGTATCACCGTCACCCTCGACCGGCCGAATGAAAGCGATGTAACTTTTACCATCAACACCATATGTAACGGCATTTGGTTGACGGCCGAAAAGAATCTCAACTTCAACCGCTTGACCGGGTTGGATATACTTACTAAGTTTTGCCTTTGATTTTTCTAAGGCAAGGTGAGCAGCTTTGAACCCACTGTATGCGGAAATGTTAGGATAGTCGTCGATTTTATAGAATGGTTTTGCTGTCTTTTTCTTACCCGCTCGTGACGTGTAGAACACACCATTTACATCAAATCCTGCCCATAGGTTTGCCCCATCTAATTTTTCTGAGACGATAAGTTTTGAGAGATTTTCTATTCGCTTAATGAAATCATCAACCTTGAGGTCTTCGATATGAGTGATACCTTCATTAAGCATTTCAATTTCTTCAAGCATGTGAATATGTAATCCGACAGATAATATAATAAAACTATTTATAAAAAAAGGGAGCTAATAGCTCCCTTTTTCAAATCCCCATGCTGAATATTATTCAGTTTCAGGTAAATCGGCTTCTTCAGCGTTAACTTCGGCTTCAACTGATTCAACTTGGGCCGTTTCTTTTGCTACAGCAATTTGAATTTCTCGAGTTAAATCACGAAGAGCAGCTTCATTTTTGGCAACAACTAAACGTGATTCATTTGTTTCTTGTTCCCATTTTTGATAGATGTTTAGGAGTTTTTTAACTCCATCACTCAGTTTTTCAACTTCAAATTGAACGCCATTGAAAGTTAGATATTTTGGTAGTTCTGTTGCCATTGTATAAATCTCCTATTTTTGATGATATTCGGGTAGTACGACAGAATTATTTATTAAAAACGAAATGTCAACCTTTTGTACTTACTCTAAAACTTTCTCCGCATCCACATTCACCCTTTGAATTCGGGTTGTGAAATTCAAATCCTTCATTTAAACCTTTCTTAACATAGTCTACCTTCATTCCATCTAAATAAGGAATGTGTTCTGAGGAAACTAAAATTTTTAGATTATCATGGTGAAATTCATAATCATCAAAATTCAAACCATCAGCATATTCCATGATATAGGAAAATCCTGAACACCCCGATGATTTAACCCCCAATCGAATTCCAATTCCCTTGTTTCGCTTAATAAGAGCATCTCGGATATGAGCTGCTGCTTCTTCAGTTAATGTTATCATATCTCCTCCTAATTTATTAAAACGTCACTAGAACATTCCTGGGCCGCATCGGCACAGCTTAACGCATCGAACTGTCTGACCACCGCTTGACCATTGGCAAAAACATTTGGTGAACCCTGGGTCGAAACCGACCCATGACTTTTCTTTCTACATTTATGAACTGCCCAAGTATCTCCTACTCGAACTACACCTCTACCATTGGTAAAGATATCAGTTGAAGCTTGGATATTAGGTTTTGGTGGAAAACACCCATGACCTCTTGAATTATCAGCTAATCTAACAACACCTGGCATTATCATTCCTTAGAGTATTGGGGTTGGATTTTCCATCTCATTTTTAACTTCTTCCATACGTACCTTATCTCCAGTGAAAGATAACATCATCATAGCACGTTGTAATTTTTTAGATTCTCCTGCTGTCAATTCAAAATCATCGTCATCTGTTGGTAACAATAATCTTAAAATTTCATAACCGGTTGATTTTACTCCCATATTAGAGTATAATGCTCTATATTTCTCTTTATATTTTGCAGTATTTTGACTGCCTTCTAAATTTTCATCTTCTCCATCAAAATCTCCATCAGCAGGATTTCTATCTTCTTCAGATAGATTTAAAATATCAATTTCTTTTTGATTTAGATTATCAAAATCATCAATAGTTCCACCATGAGTTGCACCATAATGATCCCACATTAATGCGTTCTTAATCTTAATAAGTAGTTCATTTGATTTTCTAAAACCATTTATTCCGTCTGGTTTAAAATTGAGAACATTGAAAAGCTTATCAAGTCGATCGTATCCAGGTGCTGAATCTAATAAACGTTCAAATACTGAACCCAAATCTAATTTCATGGTTTCTTGCCATTTTTTAAATTCTAGCCCAACTCCATGAGAAAAAATCATCGTCTTTTTATCCACAGTATAATCACCAAATACTGGTCTTAATTTTATTTCACTTACCAAACCTGATGAAGATGGGCCAATATGAACAATCGGAGGCGGAACTAAATTGTGACCAATTGCTAAATTTGGTGGAGCTATTGAGTTACTACCCAACCTAGGATTATCAGTAGTTAATGGAAGATGTGGATTTTGAATGTGGGGAACACCAATAGGTCCTGGTCGTTGAACCCACGAGTAATCGACTGGAAAACCAATTGGAACTCCATCCTTATGTTGTTCCCATAAACTTACCCAAGTATTAACTGGTCCAGTTACGCGTGATGAAATTTTTGGTTTAATTTTGGGAACATTAGGTAAATTACCAAATGGAATGTTTAATTCTACATTAGGTTCTTCAGAAAATAATGGTGGTGGATAATAAGACGAATCGTGATTAACACCCTTAACTGTGATACTGGTTACCTTTTGATTTATACCACCAACATTAGCTTCAAAATAAACTGTTACTACTCCATCTTTAGTAGATGCTGAACATAAATGAAGACCTGGTTGTAGATTGGATCCTTCATCACCATCATCCATAAAAAATGATATTACCCCATAACTGGAGCTTACATGTCCATATAAAACATGATTAACATATACAGGTATCTTTTCATTTATTCTAAAACCATCTCCACCATCTTCAATATGAAAATAAAGTAATGCGTTGTTTATAAGTGTTTTATTCATTTGTTATCCTTTTTACTGGTTCTTCACAATTTGTACATTCACCTACTTCTGGTTCCATCATTTTACTTATTTCATAAGTTCGTTTCATCTCATTCACATCAGGTGACGGAGGGTTCAAATGAACCCCATTATTACCCGATAATGAGATTAAATTTGAATTTATCACTACGTTAAGGTCGGTATTAACGTAGATTGTTCCATTATTTATTAAAACTTCAATCTTCTCTCCGTTGAGAATTACGGTAAATTTATTTTCGGGCAAGGTAAATTTGGGTTCATATAGAATTTTTTTAGAACTGACTGGAACTGGTGAACTGTCCATAACGGGGTGATGATTCACTGCATATTCAGTTAGCTTATCAAAATACTTTTCAAGGTTTTCCAATATTCCCATTTTTATACCCTCATTAATTTATCTAGACCTGAGACAGGTTTTGCTTTTGTTATTTCTGCTCTTTCCATAACGTAATCAGGTTTTGTGACAGGATTTAGATTTCTACTACTCTTTATAAGATTTCCTGAACTGTCTACATTGTCTGTTAACTCAAGAGTCCGTCTATTCCAGCGAAGTAGAACCTTCTTACCTTTACCATCAGAGTTTCTAGTCTTAACAAACTCGAAAATAAACTCTCCCGCGGCCTTCATCATGTCGGTTTGAAGCAAGGCAATCAAGGTATCAACGGTGTTAACCTTTGAGATACCGCCCTGAATGTGACCTTGGTTGATCTCTTCGGCTTCAAGAGCTCCACGACCCATCTGAGACGCTGAAATCATCATGGCGTCAAATTCAAGACCAAGACCTCTAACTTCTTCAGCTACATATTTATCCTTTACGAAAAGGTTATCAAGGTCAATCTTTTTGTTAGTGGTCATGAGGTCAAGGTAATCAACTACGATGAAATCAGGAATGAACCCATGGACGCGGTAGAATTCAATGATATAGGTACGAATGTGACTTGCTGTGGTTGTACTTTCTGGCATCCGTTTGACCCAGAACCTACCATACTTTGATGAAGCATTTAGAACCGCCGCGGATACTTCAGAAATATGTTCGAGAATTTCTTTATTTGAAAAGCCAGATAAGATAGCATCAGCTCGGTTTGCGACCTTTGCGTCCGACATCTCAAGTGAGATATAGATGCCATTCAGACCTTGACGCAACAGATTGCGGGCTAAGTTAAGCATTGTCACAGATTTACCAACTCCTGAGTTCGCCATAACCTCAATTAGCTCTTGCCTACAGATACCACCATCCAATGCATCATCAACTTCTTTCCAACCCGTTGAGTAGACATTAGGATTTTCAAGTTGACGTTTTAACCGTTCTTCTGGTGAATGAAAATATTCAAGGCCGAGGTCTTTCACTAACCCAACCGAAATAGCATTTTGCATTGATTGCATGATTTGACCAAAGTCCTCTTTTTCGAGCAAGCTTGGGGCATTGAGGATGGCGTGTTCGATTGCTTTATTTCTACAAAATTTTTCTAGTTCGTCTGTTACATATTGACCTTCTTCTTTTCCTAGCTCATAGGTCTCTAACGTGAGACCAGTTTCTACCTTAATAACATTGATATTTGGTAGCTTATTATACTTCTCAAAATACTCTTTAACAAAAGAAACTGTTTGACGTAATGTCGGGTCAAAATATGAAGGTTTGATAATTGAATCGCAAAGTGAAAATAATGGCTGGTCAGAGATCAGACATTCTAACAAAAGCCGTTGTTTACTTGAATCCATATTTCTTACTATCCTTTCGAGAATCATAACTACAATTTAAGTTGATACGCAGTCTTGCTTCAAATTCATTTTTCGGAATGTTTTTCATCAACTCATAAACTGTCCAGATCTTACCGTAGGTCCGAAAAGACTTATTCACATCGGTCCCTTCTGGAGCAAAAGTTATGTCCCACCCACGGGCTAACACCGTTTCTCCAACCTTCTTTCCAATGACATCACGGTCCAAGATGAAGATGAGACGGCGATTTGTTCTATTTAATAGTTCTAGTTTCTCATCGTTTAGGGCGCCGCCGAGCGTGGCGATCCCATTAAGCGGCAGGGCATCAAACACCCCTTCTGTTACGAAGATTGGTAGGTCAGACCAAGAGGTAAGTTGATCCATGTTGAACAACACTGAAGTCTTGGGAATTTCACAATTTTTGTACCTTGGGGTCTCATCATCAATCGACCGCGCTTGCCAATAAATTAACTTTCGCGACTTATAAAAAGGTATTATAACACGGTTTACCAACTTAGGATTGAGAGAATAATAGAACGGGTACCCATTCGGATCGATACACCTACTTCTTAAGTAATCCTGTATCTTGCCTTGATAATCTCGGTTCTCAGAGTTTATGCCAAGCCGAATAGATTGTGGTGGTAACTTGACCTCAATAGGGGTAATCACCGACTTTTTCAAACTTTCAAGGGTGATAGTTGCTCCCTCTTCAACCGGAGGTTTCTTGTTCTTGAAATAGGCGACGTTGACGATCTCATCAATCTCAGCATCTTTAATATCAAAATTATGAAGAACATTTCTGAACTTTCTTGACATGTTTCCAGAATCTTCTTCATATATTGGTTTTAAACCACAATTAAAACACGCGTAGTAAATTAAATTACCTTCAAACTTGAATCCCCCTCTCAACTTATAATCATGGCAGCATGGACATTTAAGGGTATGATATCCTGTGTTCGATATAGGACCCAATAATACTTTCTCACGTATTAAAGATTCAATTGTTTTAAAGGTGTTAAACACAAATTATGCCCTTGAAATAAAAATGAAACAAGAGTCATTATATAACTCCTGTTCCATTAGTACACAACTTTATTGACTTATATCTTAACCATGCTAGCCAACCTTATCACTGATGAAGCGTAAGAGTTTGCCTTTCCAGCCCTTGATTTTGCTCCAGAGGGACCTTGATTATAAGCGCAAAGTAATGATGTCTCTGATTTAAGGTTATAACGTTCTCGTAAATATTTTAGGTATTTCGAGGCCATTGTCATATTAAATTTATCGTCATTTATCAGCCTAATTTTAAGTTCATCATTGCTTCGAGTTCGAAATCCAAATGCCGACCAAAGATTTTCCGCATCTAAAACTTCTCTTGCGGCTACCGTTTTTATTTGCATGACTCCATATTGAGGAGCATACATTTGTTGTTTTGCTGATAGTAAAAAATCTCCTGCTTTAGACTCTTTGAGTGCTATTCCTTGTAATAGCTTAGGGTTTGGATGACCATCGTTTTGAGCAATTTGATGTGCTGCGGTAAGTATGATGGTTTGCTTTTTCGAAAATCCAGATGGATTTCCTGGTGTTATAGCAATAACAGTGTCACTAACAGATTTTGCCATTGTCTCAGTTGGCGCTGTTCCTGTCATTACCATTACCAACGTCATAAGCGCCGGTAGTGATAGAAAGGTTTTCATAAAAAGAAGTCTCCTTTAAAAGAATAGAATTGAATTGTTATTTGTTATGGAATTTAAGGAGTATCTAGAATTAGATCACTCTCACCCTGTTTTTAGGACAGTATTTTATTTATAGCTGGGGTGGGTTAAAACCCACCCCAGCTTTTTAAAGGCGTTGACCGCTACGGTCGATTTCGGCTTCGGATGGGTTTGTACCAAATTCAGTACCAACCATTTGATCACTGATAGCACCGCTGAATGATGCAAGAGAACCAGTAGAATTGCGTGCTCCCTTTGGACGCTTTACCTTGACACAGTTATAATGGAAGAAATCGAGAGCATTCATACCATTAGACAACTGAGATTGGCCAAGTAGTTCCCAAAGCTGATACTTATCAGCGTGCATGCTGGTAACTACTTTCTTCAAACGAGCTTTATCGATAGCATGAAGCGCGTCAATATCTATGTAATAAAGCGTTCCATCAGCTTCTTCCTTAACGATGGCGATCTCTTTGAAAAGACCTGTATCATCAATATCAACTAAAAAAACATGCTTTAGTTGAGTTGGTTTGCGTACAATTTTTGACGAGGCAGCTTGATTTGCAGCTTGAGCTGCCTTAGATACGTATGCCATAAACTTCTCCTATTTTAAAATATTTGTTTGGTTTATATTTATTTATGATACTAAATTATCTATAATATCCTTAGTTCCGGAAATAATAAATAAATTCAAACATATTTATAGGAATATAAAATGGCAAAATATTCGTCAGTACGAGCTAAAAATATATCATTAGCAATGAGCGGCGGTAATCACCCTCGGGCATTATTATGGACAGTTCAAGATCCTCGCGGTCATATTTACATAACAAAGGATATTCACGGGCTGTGTAAAAAATATGAGCTACCCTATTCAACTTTTCGCTTAAAACATCAACAAAAATATACTGGGCCGATTTGGTCAGGAAAAGCCAAGGGCTGGGCGGTATTAAAGACAGAGGTCGTACCCATCTTCAAACACTCGGTGTAACCAATCAAAATCATTTATCTTGTTCAAGATTTCTTTTTTATCTCTGTATTTAATCCCAAAATCTTTACCTTCCTGAGCACCTCTCAAACATTCCTCATGAAACGGTTCATAAGGATTAGCAACAGTCGTCCAGACTTCAAGACGTTTTTCATTTTCTTCCGAAATACACCCGTCTATTAGATTAGATGATAACTTCGTGCATTCTCTAAACGCCGCCCGCCAAGCAGAAAATGGGTCGGTGTTAAACCGTGTGATACAAGATACGGTTGGAATAAGTTTGATTCCCTCAGAAATGGATGTTGACATATCGATGATACTTTTACAACCATCTAAATCTTTTCCTAAGAACATCGACTTGTGAAACATCTTGACACCGCCATACCCGTATTCTAACCCATTGATCGGATTACGACTAAACCAGATGTGAACATACCGTCTATCCACTTGTTCATAATCAAAATTAAACTCAGGAATTAGCTCAGCATCCGCATCAATCACATAGAAAAATTGAGTGTTGGATAATAAAGCGGCCGTACGGTGAGCGGCAAGAATACCTGTTACCCCATGAACTCTTTTTATTCTGAAAGGTGAGAATCGACCCAATAGCTCGGCATAATGATGCTGAGCATTTTTTTCATCATATGAAATGAAAACAATATCTGAATCAATACAGGTAAATTGATGAGTAAATCCAATCTTCTTTTCATGAAGTTTTATCTCTGTTTTAAATAAATCATAAAAATCACTAGAATATTCAGATATTATCTGAATAATTTTTCTATTTAATAGACATACAGTAAAATCACTAGAATATTCAGATGTGAAAACATTAACAATTTTCTTTTCAAAATCATCCAATTCATAGTTAAAATTAAAATCAAAATTTAAAATTTCTACATTTGGTAATATTATCCAAATCAATGATGTAACAGTTGACTTAATAATATCAGAGAATATTGTTGGAGAATTAATGTTGAGTTGTTTAGCATAAGGATAATTATTAAATAATTCCTTATTTTCAACATTAAAATCAGAATCATTTTTAAGTACTATAATATCTAAATCAGTATGAGTAAATCCAATCTTCTTTTCATGAAGTTTTATCTCTGTTTTAAATAAATCATAAAAATTATTAGATGTTTTGGATAAGAGTTGAATAACTTTTCTATTAGTTAAACAAATAGTAAAATCACTAGAATATTCAGATGTGAAAACATTAACAATTTTCTTTTCAAAATCATCCAATTCATAGTTAAAATTAAAATCAAAATTTAAAATTTCTACATTTGGTAATATTATCCAAATCAATGATGTAACAGTTGACTTAATAATATCAGAGAATATTGTTGGAGAATTAATGTTGAGTTGTTTAGCATAAGGATAATTATTAAATAATTCCTTATTTTCAACATTAAAATCAGAATCATTTTTAAGTACTATAATATCATGTGCCATGTTAAAACTCCAATAAACTATTTGCGGACTTAGTTTCTTTTGTTTGATTTCGGTGAGGACAATTTTGACCGGTAATTGAAAATAAGTTCGTAAAGGATTGAGCTTGCTTAGCTATTGATTCAAGCTCATACTTTCCTAGAAATTTCATGAATTGGAAATATGAAAATTTGCCATGGTGGACAAGCTCATGGTCAAGAGTCTCTTCGATTACTTGCTTGATATGGTCTGGTTGTCCATCAAGGCTCATTAACATGTGATTCTCAAGGAACAGATCCTCGACCTTGTGCTCAATGATCTCACCAGTTTCTGGATCAGTTACCGTCCAAGTTTCGTTCAAGATTTTAGTCAGCTCGTAATCGTCAGTAAAGGCTTTCTTCAGGCGGGTCGCCCGTACTCGTGGGTACGCTGACATCACGTTATCCCCTGAATCTCCTCTAAAACACTTCTCAAACATAAAGAAATCGGGGTCCTCATGCTCTCTTGGTTTTCCAGTATCGGGGTTGATTAGCTTAACATTAGGATACTTGAGAAATTGAGTAAAGTCCTTATCACCCGAAACGATGTAGATCTCATCACCCAGTGGAGCAAACCGGTTCACATATCCACCGACAAGGTCATCACCTTCGAGAAGAGGATGGGACAAACATACCAGGCTGGTGTGATTTCTTGCTAGCTCCTCGAAGGCGCGAATCAGCTCGAAGAATGGTAGAAAGCTGTCATCCTTAACCCTGTTCGCCTTGTACCCCCGTCTTGAATGACACTCCTTAGAGGACGTGTATGTCTTTCTCCAATTATTAGTTCCTTCAAATGTTAAGGCGATTTGATTGGGTTGTAATTGTTTGAAAAATTTATTAAGGGTATTTAACGAAACGTGTAAACTAAGTCCTAAAGAATCTTCTGCAGGTTCTTTATTATACGTCTGAGCTGCATGAACTCTAAATAATAAATTGGCGGTATCAAAAATTAGGCGTTTCATTGTTTCTCCAAATTATAAATAAACATTTAATGTATTGAGGGTTACTTTATGAACAGATTAATAAACAAAAATGGAAAAATAAGTCCTAAATATAAACATGTTTTAGAAAAATATCCTAATCTTTTATTGGATTTAATTTCAAAAACAAAATTTTTAGATATTTTTAATCCTTCACTTCATGAGCGAGTTTATTGTTTTGTTCATAATATTTATGAACCAGTGATGTGTGAATATTGTTTAAAAAATAAAAAATTATTTCGAAGGGGAGGACCATATTCCTTTTGTTGTTCAACTGAATGTTTAACGAAATTTACGACACAAAAAATAATTAAATCATTAACACAAAAAGATGAAACTGGAAAATCTGTTTCAGAAAGAGCTTCACTTAAAGCAAATCAAACTAAAAAAGAAAGAGGAATAATAGTCTCTGCTAAACATTTACATACTTCTGAAATTCAGGAAAAAATACGAAATTCTAACACCGGAAATAAAAAATTAAGTAATTCATTAAAAGAACACCATAAAACAGAAAGAGATACAGATAAATACAATGAACGTTTTAAAAAACTTCGTGAAACCAGAGAAGCTCGGGGTGATTGGTTACCTGAATCATTAAAATCAGATTACGACATTTATTGTAGGAAAGTAAGAACTATAACAAATAGACAAAATATTTCCTCATTACCAAACTTTGAATTAAGAGGTCGTGGAAAAGATAAATATCATTTAGACCATATTATCCCTAAAATTGTTGGTTTTAGGGATAATATCTCTCCTGAAATAATTGGGGATATATCGAATCTCCAATTCTTATCTGAATATGAAAATTGTTCTAAACAGGGAAAGTTTTCCTTATGTTCTTAGATAATTTTTATCATCTGATAAATTCGGATGGGCCTCTGAATTTACTGGTTGTTCGACATCTTCATTTTTAAAATGAGTTGGTCGAGTAACAAGATAAAACAGTTCAACGGTCTCTCTTTCATTAGAACAATCATAACCATAATTTCTTAGGTTATTAATGAACGAATTATTCCAAATGAATTGAATCGGTGCTTGACCATTTAAATCAATTCCCGTAGTAAAATATCCCCCAAATGGAACTTTAGCATTTGATTGGGTTTTATCGAGTAACCATAGCAAAAGTTTTCTGATTATCATTCTCATTTTAAATCCCCTCTCTTGCAATGTTAGCAAGAACTTTTTTGATTCGATATCCTAATTCTGCCCTCATGCGTGATTCAAAGATTGAAGTTAATTGTTCTGCTACGGTAGTAATTAATACATCTCCTGCGGCAAGATATTTAGCTTCTTGTTTTGAAATTGTATAAGAAAGACCCTGAGGAATTCCATCTACTATAAGTGTAGCGGTAAATGTAACCATAGTTCCATTTGAAACTGTTTCATCAACAGTAATCATTGGACACCAAGCCTCTGCCTGTTTTTTATATTCCTTGCACAACACCTGCAACTTTTCAATGTTTAGATCTTTGATCACACCGTCAGCGATGTTTTCACGATAATCTGGATGATATGACATATTGTTTATTTTACTCCTGTACTTGTGGTAACACAGTGAGCGGATACCCATTAACCGTAATGTTAAGAGTTCCAATCTCACCAATATTTAGGAGAATAGCTCCTTCATTATTTATAACGGCCCGAAGGAGTGGTAGGAACACTCCGGCTAGGTAATGATGGGCAAAAACTTGGTCCATGCTCTCACCAACCCGGATAGAGAAAGTATCTTGATTAGTGTCGGTAAATTCGAAGAACGTTCCATCTTTTTTCGAAGCAATGACCGCTTTTTTAGCCCCCATGGATTTAGCACCAGCTAAGATAAGTGGAACTTGATCGCGATCAATTTCAAGGGTAAATTTTACCGTGTCATTGATCTTTTTTGGCGCCTTAATAAGAGCTGTAGAGGTGCAACGGAACTGAACCTTGGCTGATGGGCTAGAAATTTCAAGTGAAGTGATCTCTTGCCGTTCATTTTCTTTCATATCAATGACAGTCTGAGGATCGTTCTTAAACAAACCAATCCGAGCATTGAGTGTTCCTAACCGGGACAGACCCATCTTTAAACCCTCAGGAAGCTCAGGAACTCCAACTGATGAGATGATCACGCAACTTTTATCTTCATTTACTCCACGCACAGTGCCTTCTTCGATAATGATCGCATCAATATCAACAATAGCACAAGTTGAAAGAAGTTTATCTAGGTTTGAAATTGATTCAGGTGAGAGTTTCATATTATTATCCTTTATATGTTATAGGTGAATGAATTGATTATATCAAATAGATTTTATTTGTATATCACAAGATTGAATTAGAATTCAATCAATGAATTAGTTAATTTAGTTTGTTTATCTGGTACTTCCCAGTTGATTGCTTCAAAAATACCTTTGAGCTTGAAATCAATCATTTTTTGTTCTGTTAATTTGATGTCAACGGTAAAATTTTCAAGGAACCAGTTTGGAAATCTTACTATATCGGCCGGAAACGCCATCCTTGTGAATTTCCACTCATTGGGATTTACGTAATATAACTTTACCTTATCTCCACCATTTAACAATTGAGCGCCTGCTCCTTCATAGTGAAGAACTGCCTCATTATAGTTTATTGAAGCTCGCACATTTCCAGGGAGGGCGACCCGTTTTCCTTCCTTTTGTTCTTGTTGTTTCCATTTCTCATAATATTGATTGAGATTATTCACCTGCATGCTGACACCTAACGAAACAATGTCAACAATCGACGCAGTTTTTATCAAAGAATCTCGTTGATTGATAATAAAATCTTCAATCTCTTCATATTCTTTACCATCTAAGATCATGTTTAAAACTTCTTTTAGAAACCCTTGGATGATCTTTGGGGTATCTGATTTCTTGATCTCAGAACCCATAGACTTGAGCTCATTTACCCGTTTACCTTCCTTATCAATGACCTTACAGATATATTTTTTCTTAGCCTGGAATAAACCACGTTCAGCCACAATTTCTCGGCTGGCTCCAATCATGGTATCAAAACCTGGCTGACACATGAAATTATTCCGCATAAACTCTTGAAATGAATCGTTGGCATACTCGGCCATGGCATCGGCCAATACAATTGCATCTTCAATATCATCGACCCCAAGCAACACATAAGCCGAATCAGTATCACCATAGATAACCGGTGAGACCTCATCAGTCACATAGATATTTTTCAGCTTTTTATCCTTTGGATCTACAAAGGTAGTCTTGACCGGCAAACTGTAAACTCCAGTGAAGAACTCACAAATAGCCGCCATCATATGACAGGTGATTTGACGACCTGAACCAGTGGTGGACGCCCCAAGCTCTTTCCGCCCAAACCTGAAGAATGCGTTTAACAAAGCACCGTACATTGAGTTCATCGCGATCTTCTTAGTAAGCTGGAGCAGATCGTAATATTCCATCAGCTCATGATATTCGATCTTTTTAACTGGATCGGTTTCTTTATCATAAAGACTAGCGTATTTTTTCTTCTCCTTCTGCAACCTAACCCGTTCATTGTACCAATCGGCTAGGATAGTTGGAAGAACACCAGGACCCCGTGATTGGTCAAATACCGTTCCGTACCCTGAGATGGCCCATTGCCGCGCCTTCAAAATTTCTTGCCATTCAGCCCCTGTTCCAGAGAAAGACTCACCATCGTCAAGCTCAAGGATGTGCTCTTGATTATCACCTGACGAGATACCGTGGTAATCTTGTTCATTCTCAGAGAACTGACCAATGAACATCTCAGGTGAAATGTTAAGAGCACGGATTGTATTTGGGTATAGAGACTTAAGGTCAACTGAACCTAACTTCTTGTGAAGACCCCGACGCGGAGTAAGGACGATCGCACCCTCTACCTTTTCATCATCTGATGAGATGTTCTTGTCAAAGACCACCATTCCTAGGTTAAAGTTCGTGAACCCTGTGATACCAGTTTCTACGTACTTCACCGTGCCAAGGATCGATTCAAAGGTCACCGTGGTCTCATGTGCCATCTGATTTACGATACCGATAAACTTGAACTTCTTGTCGAGACCCACAATACCTTCAACGTCTCGAATGTTGTAAAGTAGGAACACGTCAAATCGATTATGGTATAACTCTTCCAACGATCCAGCATACTCACCATACTCGAGCTTGTCGATATCCAGCTCATCGGCCAAGATGGCCGCGAGAGAGAAGGATGGCCGACCCTCGTAGGTGAACTTCTTGAAAAGTTCCTCATAGTCTAAGTGATTACGACCAAACAACTGAACGATGATCTCTTCAGTTCCAAACCGAACCTTGGTTTTGGTCTTAGGGTACCGGCACTTATTGAAACACCACCGGGCCGTTGCCTTCTTACCAAGCACCATCTCAGTTCTCAGCACACAATACGGCATGTCGAAGAACGTTGAGTGCCAACCCGATAGAATGTCCGCGGGCTCGATAGCCGTCAGCAACCGGTCAAGCAGCTCCGCCTCATTAGCACAGATCACTAGCTCATAATTGACATGAACTCCGAGCTTATTCTTGAGCTCTTGCGATGGTAAGATGCCGTTCCAATTTGGGGGTGGAACGGCTAGCGTTAGGTATGAGTTTGTCCATGACATGTACACCGTGACCGCGTTGATTGGCGCGTATGGGTTTGATGGTCTTGAGAACCCAAGCTTGGACTTGTAATCAACCTCGATGTCGAAGAACGCATAATTGATTTTTGGAACTGGCAACCCATAGAAATTATCAATGAGCACTCGGTCCTTTGGTTCTACGTCCGATTCAAACTTTCGAATAGGTAACTTTTTGGCGTGTTCATATTCTTCAACAGTATCAAAGATAACTTTACGACACTTGGTCTCTTTGTCCATCACCAAATAATCACCTGCTGGGTCTTCCACGTAGAAATAATATGGTGGGTCAAACATTTCAGTGTGACGACCATTTTCATCTCGAGTGTAAACGATAACCTTCCCGCTGTCCCAATCTTGGGTCATCCCCACATAATTGGGCCTAGCTGCGGGTAAAACAAACTTGTTTGGCATTAATCTTGCTTAACGGTTAGTAGATCAATAGCGGTCTCAAGGCTATCAATTTCAGCTTTCTTTTCATCAAAGTTGTTATTATAGAAGAGAGCTAGAAGGGCGTTAAACATCTTACCTTCGATTCCTGTCTTTTCTTTTGCTTCGTCGCGCATGGCCTTGATTGATTCTTGTTCGTCTGAGATGCGAACCTTACAACGAACAGCCTCATCTAAAAAATTTTGAAGGGTAGCACGGTCTTTAGAATTATTGAGGATGTCTTCAATCGGACGTACTTCTGTTTTGGCTTTAGCTTTACGCATTTATTTTTCTCCTTTATATTATATGACAAAAGAATATTATACCACAGTTACCCGTATTGTACATTCTTTATTAGTGAATTATCTCATTGAAATTTAACGTCTTTAACATATCTTTTTCTATACCACAGATTGATACGATCATTGGCGCTATTATTTTTTCTTGCTGCTGTTCAAGATCAAATGATGATATGATGAAAAATCTAACAATTTCGTTTGGAACCCACTCCTGGATTCCAATTGATTTTGACTGATAATTTGGATCTGTTGAAAGGTTTGGGTTTGATTCCCATAATATTTCAAACTTTTTACCTGAGGTAGTCAGGATTTCATCTGCAATTTCTTTTACTAAACTTGAACACTGTGAAACGCATTGCTTGTAATCTTCCATTGGGTTGGAGTAAAAAACTCCCTCATATCCATCGGTAAAGATCTTCCTAAATTTCGTATCGTTAAATATATCTAACCCTATAGAAATTCGACCATTGAAAAAATAATTTGTCATTGTAAGACCTTTGAACCGGAGTTAGGGAGTCCAATGGCCCGGGCTTGAATAACTGAGTGATCACGCAGAGTGACCAATGTTACCTTTGCAACATTAGGGTGAATATCTTGAACATTTCCTTCATCATCAACTTCCATCAATAATTCAGGTTTTAACATGGGAAAATGTGCAGGATTAAATTTTTCAATAATAATAGGATTTGAACCGATTACTTTTTTCACCTTATCTATTACTGACTCTGTTTTACAAATAGCTTCAATATCACTAGATAATTCATTTGACGCGGCAAGAAAAAATCGAAGGTTATAATCTTTATCAAAGATCGATGTAAGTGCTTCATTCTTAAGCTCTACGAGATAAAAATTTTTATGTTGGTTATCTATCATGGGTTTAAAATTAGGTTAGAGGTGAAATTAGAAGGTTCTTCATATGGTAATTTTATACCAGCTTCTAAAATTGGATCAACTTGAATTATCCCATTTTTTACAACATATGAATCAATTATCATTAGATTTTTTGTTTGGGTTATTGTTGATTTGGAGATTGACCATTCATAATTTTTTCTAATTTTGGTGTATTTAAGGAACCGTTTAGTACCACGTAAATCGCTTAGCTTAAAATATGAAGTCAGGACCCTATCTTTACAGGTGAATAATTTATTCGAAAATAATCCAATAACCGAGTCGATATTATTTGACAATGAGTGTTCTACCATCTCAGTTAGGTTCAAGCTATTCCAGGCTTTGATTGTTAGATCATCTATTCCTAGGTTACATTGAGCTAGAATATTAAATCCTAGTTCAGTTGGTTCATCTAGAGTATAGAGCGCAAATCGCTGCTTTACCTGTTGATCATTTATTGTAGTGATTGGAACCCAAACCACATTTACATTTGACCAAGCTCCGGGCTGTAGATTTCTTAACGCTTGGTTTGAAGTAAAGGTAAAGGTTCTTATTACCTCATCCGCTTTCTCTTTAACTATAATATCAATTGTTGAATATGAGGGGGTAGGAATAGAAAGAGTTATTTTATTAAGACCAATCACATAATCTGTTTCCAATAGCTGATTCCCATTCAAGAAAACAAATATCGTGTCATTATCAGTAAAGGTAAGAGTCTTAAGATTAGAATCTGTTCCAACTATTTCAAGATTTCCAGTAGTTGAATTGGTAATATTGAATTTAAAATCATCATATGTTAATGATTCGTTTTTTATTTGGGTTACTTTTAATTGGAGCTTATCATAGAACGTTCCTGGAGCTTTTTCAGCTATTCCAATATTTAAACCAATTACAAATTTAAAGGTATCAGTTGATGATATTGAAACAAATTGTTCATCTCGCAATTCAGTCGAAACAAAAAGTTGCTGACCGCGCGGCCTCCAGTTTTCAACACCCTCTTTAAATGAGGCCCCGAGCGTAGCCACATCAGTTTCTTTGATTTTAGATAGGGTGCCAAGGCACCCAAAGGTAATATCACACTTAGGAAACCTTGAATATGAAGGAGAAAACTCTTTATCAACTTTTCGCTTACAAACAGAACATTGAAACGTTTCAAACTTTTTTGCCATGATCCAGACCTTAAAAATAGATCGATTATAATAATCTATTTATTAGTCTTTGTCGATTAAAAATAGTTCTTCGTTTTTGACCCATTTCTTCCAGGCTTCATCTTCTACCGGAGTTATCTCAATGAGGGTAAATATCATAGGCGGCCGACCAGGGAGGCGTTTAACTTCCTTGCTAGCCGTTCTTCCAGTCTTTTTTACCTCTGAACCATCATAAACAAAAGTTTCATTAGACATCTGTTTTCAACCCGTATTTTCTGTTATTTTCTTCTTCACGTCGTTTAGCATGCTCTTCACATAAAGTTATAAGCCAACCAGATGAAGTCAATTTTCCAGGCTCACCACAAACTTCACAAGTTTTTTCGGATTTTTGTTCATACTTAAAGACGATATCAGTTATTTCTTGATAAGTTGATGGGTCTATTTGAGAGTTGATGTTGTGGTAGGCACGGAGTGTTCCAAACTTTTCCTTGATCTGAAGCCATTGAAATACCCAAACCGCATTATCTAGGTCTTTAACTTTTTCATGGATTTCAGCGCACATATCACGGATCATTGGCCACCAACCCTCACCAACTGAGATCTCCGGGTAAAATTTTCTACCGGCCACTGTTCTTGGCGCGAATTGATACCTGAATTCGTCTCTAAACGCCCGATCAAGTGCTTCTCCTCGTTCTCTAATCTCCTTTTCATATATATTTTCTTCTACCATCTTAATCTCTCCCTAATGCTGCATTACATAATAGTCGAACTCGTTCACAGACCCCAAGTGTCATCAAGGCGTCATCAAGAGCATTGTGCGCCCCACGTTTATCAAATCCCATCTCTTCAAACAATGGGTTAGATTGATATTGGCCAACTGCAACCAATCCAACACCAGAGGTATCGAGAATGACTTTGTGAATTTTGAACATAAGACCGAATGGTTCTAACAACTGACGCGTAAAATCGATATCAAACTGACGATTATGACCAAGGAATAGAATTCCTTTTTCAGGGTCAAAGAATTCCAGGAGCATCTCGACGAAATCAATCGCGGCTTCCTCTTGGGTGATACCGTTAGCTTCAAGGTGCTCGATTGAAAGGCCGTGTACTGCTTCAGCCTCTTTTGTCCAAAGATATTTGGTGGAATCGAATTTAATCTCACGATACAAGGTCTTAATCGGGGTGAAATCTTCAACCTTAAAAACGACAAGACCAAATGAAACTCCTTGATATTTATCAGCGCTTAACCCGTCCCAGCTCGAACCTGAGGTTTCCCAATCGACGCATATCCCGAACTTGGGTGATTTGATTTTATCTGCCATTATTATTTTCCTTATATGATATTTGATTATTTATTATAACAAAAATGTAGTAAAAGTACACTTTTTTTTACTATAAATAATTTGTCTAAACAACATAACGCATAATATACATATGAAAAATACTTTTGAAAGAATGCCAGAATTTATCACGTCTGACGTCCGAGTTAAACGGCCAGTAGATGTTAGTTATCGAATCGATGCGGATTTCATGACAAAACGACACGAGGCGATGCTACCAGAATCCCTAGTTGAAGGGAAAAGTGTGTTAGATTTAGGTTGCGCGGTGGCTGCCACGGGAGCATGGGTTCTTGACCATGACGCCAAGTTTTACGCTGGGGTTGAACTACAACCAAAAATGGCATATGACGCGTGTGTCAACCTTGAAAAATATTTTGAACCGCCTCGTTGGAAAATTCTTGAAAAATCGATAGAAGATGTTATCTCACTGTCTCCAGCCGGTTATGACATCGTCGTGGTTTCGGGAGTTATCTATGGGATTGTTAACTATTTCGGGTTTATCGAAAAACTTACACACATCGCCGATTGTATCGTTATCGAGTCCATGCACCCATGGAAATTGATTGATCAAAATAATGCTATGACCGACATGAGTGTTTGGGAACAATGTATTCAGTTACCAATTGTTCAATATACCGAGAAGATTCGACATTCTCATGAGGATGGTACCAAGAGTTATGAATATGACGGTGTTCGAATCTCAATCGGCGCGTTCCAACAGATCTTTGGTCACCTTGGATGGAAAGTCTCCTTGACGGCGAACGAGGAGTTATCACGAACCATTCCTGACGTATATGACGTTCAGACCGTAGTTCA